CAATTGAAGGTGCAACCCGTAGACAGGCTTTACAGCCAGACGGAGACCTTTTCTCAACCGATGAGATTAAAGCATTCACAAAAGAAACACGGGTTATAAAACAAACCCAGCAAGAATTTGTTGCTCAGTATGTGCAAGAGATGCTCTTGCCAGAGAATAAGTCTAAAGTTAATGAACTTATTGAGCAATCATTTGATAGATTCAGAGAACTCCGAGAAATTGAAAAACAATTAAACGCAGAGAGAGAACAACTTACTTGGGATTCTAAATCTAATCAAGAAGAATTAAAGATTCTTCAAGGTAGAATAGTTGAATTAATTCAAGAAAGACAAAAGAACATTGATGGTAAAACTAATCTTGGAGATAATCCTATTCTTGATTTCTATGCAAAACAACTTATAAAACAAGAAGCATTAATTAAAAGAAACGGAGAAATTATTGCTGAACTTGAAGCACAAGGCATTACAAATAGGTCTTCTGATTATTGGAAGACTAAAACTGCTTATGAGTCATATGAGCAAGGTAAGTTAACTCCAGAAGTTGCGGCTGTGTTCTTGGAGTCTCAAATGCAAAAGGTTTACAACGACCAGTATGCCACAGGCGTTCCTGTGACATTTGTTGCAAATCACGGAACACCTAACTATGCTCTTATAGCGTCTAAAATGTTTGATGTTGCTAGACTTGGCGAAAACACAGGTTCTGCTTCCGCTAAAAAGGCTACATTCTTTGCAGGTAGCGACACCACGGCTATCAATTACATTGGCGTTCCTCTTGAACCAAATTGGATAAACCATCCAGACTACGCTTGGTATTTTGACTTAGATAGAATTAAAAGAACAATTACACAAAATTACTCCAATCCAGATTTAATAATACCAAACACGGAAGCATTGTTTAATGAAGTAAAAAGCAGACTTGAGCATCACGACACATCAAAAGGAGTAAAAAATGAGATAGAGAAAATACTTGCTCCGTTAGAGGCTAAATCAAAAGCAGGAGAAAGATTAGATGTATCTATTCTTTGGCTTGAAAGACTCAGCAACCATATGGTTGATGTAGGCACAACCTTTGGTGGCTATGGAAGTGAATGGAAAGATGCTGGTCGTCCTCCGCATCTGATGAGACAGTTAGTCAAAATGACAAACCCATTTGTCTTTGAATACAAAAAGTCTGACTTTAGAGATGTCACATTTAATGAGGTCATAATGAAGGCTACGGAGGCTGGTCACGATGGCGTTGTCTTTAAGAATGCACGGGATGGCGGCGTGGATGACATAATCTACGCTCTTATTTCTAATACTCCTAACGAAGCAATCAAGGTATTTGAAACTGCTCACGATGGCAATGCCGTGAATAGAGGTGTTAATGAGAACGGGAAAAAGATACTTAACGGAAGAGAACTTGGTCTTATGTTCCAGCCATCCGAGGGCAATACTGGAGGCAGGGTCTACGACCCGAACAGCAAGGAATGGAAGTTTGGATTTGTTGGAAGGATTGCGGAAGAAAACCCAGAACTGACAAAGGATGTTTCACTTCAGCATATCGACAAGGGCAATGGTATGAATAAACTTGTCTTTACAGACAACAGTAGCGGTCAGTCAAAGAATATTGGTCATATTTCTTGGGATAAGTTTGGTGGAATCTCTACAAACATTGACCCTGCATTCAGAGGAAGAGGATTGTCGTACCTGTTCTATTCTGAGGCGGCTGAGCGAATGAGAGCCCAAGGAATTAAGCAGTCCGTCTCTACAATTGTTAACAAGGAAGCAATTCCAGTTAAGATTCGTGAGGCTATCTTTGGCGATACGAGACGCTTTATTTCTCGCAGGGAAGAAGGTAAGCCGATTGGTCAAGCGGAAGCCAAGGCTATTATAGCGGCTATGCAAGAGCAAGGTGGCGAGTACGCTGGAGTTAATGTAAGCAATAAGATTGACCCTAATGCTCGCTACCAGCCAGCGGAAATTCCAGAAGGACTTGGTACATCTAAAGTGAAAGATGGTTATGTTAGAATGTATCATCAAACGACACCAGAAAATATTCAGTCTATAGTTAAAAATGGTCTTCTTGTTTCAAAGACGAGAGCGTCTTCAGAATCTAGAGGCGTATCTATTGCTGACTCTCCTTTCTATGGAACTAACAATCCTAACTTAGTCACAATCGAGGTTCAAGTTCCAAGAGATAAACTTAAACAAGCAAATGGTTCTGCTTTGCAATCAGATATTCCTGCATCTGACATTATTGCTGTTCACGAACCTTGGCACGAAAATGCTAGATATATTGAAAAGAATCCAGAAACATTGAAAGAAGTTCTTAATGGAGATATGGATTTTATGCTTGGAGATAATTCTCCAGAAGCAAAGGCTATAGAATACATCAAGAATAAGCATTCAAAAGATAAGCCACGCTACCAGCCAGCGGAGGGCGGTGCTGATTGGTCTAAGACTGTTGCTGAGGCTCAAAGAGACAAGCCAGAGTCTGCTATGGTAAGAGTTCAACACAAACTTGGTGGTGGACTTATGTCTACTGTTATAGAACAGGCTGGAGACATCCTACACAGAACCTATGAAAGAATAAATATAAACAATGGTTCTTTCGGTTATGAAACAGTTAAATACAAAGTTGATTTAGCATTAAAGCGTATATCTGATTTGCTTCTCAACAAAGACGAATTCAAAAGAAACGCTGTAAGCAATTTTGCAAATGACAAAAGGTCTACAGGAACATCTGAACAGCATCTTGTAGAAGTAAAGAAGTTGTTAAAGGAATTCGGAGATGCACACGCTGAACTTCCTGCTAATAACGAACTTCAAAGAAGAGTAAAGGCTCTTAATGTTGCACTTGGAAACCTTGATTTTAATTCCGCTCATAGAGAACTAAAGTTCTTAAATACTAAGTTGGTCAATGAAAATACTTGGACAAACTTCGCTAAGGAAGGAATGAGCAAAGAAAATCGTCCTGCTTTCCAACCAGCGGAGGGCGATAGAATTTATACTCAAAAGCAAATGGACGGAGAGTTCGTCGGAAGATATGCTTCTGAGAACCCCAAGGCAACAAAAGGACTCAAGCCTAAGTTTGAAATATTTAGTACTGGTGATGAAGGAAGCATTATGTTGATGAAGGGAAAAGGCTATGACGAGATGGCTATTGGTTCTATATCCTATTCTTTCTCTAAGGCTACTGGAGAAGCGTTAATACAATACTCTAGCATTGCACCAGCACATCAAGGCAAAGGCTACGGAAACCTTCTTTATTCTGAATTAGTTGAAAGACTCAGAAGTATGGGAATGAAGCAAGTTCAAGGTATGATTGTTGATGACAATGGAAGACCTCAAAAAATCCGTGAGCGTATTATAGACCAAGAGAACGCTCGTATTGGTGGAGATAAAACGCAGATTGATTATGTCGAGAAAGACCCAGATAGCGATGCTACTCATACAGGTGTAACATCTTATCTCTATAAAGATGCCCGTTACCAGCCATCCGAATACCAAGGCGGGGACGACTACTATAAGAAAGGTAAAAGCAAAAACGGAGTAAAAATTCCCAAGCAATATCAAGACTGGCCTACATCTCCAGAAAGTGTCGATGAGTTTGGTGCTAAGATTAGGTATCTAAGATACTTCGACCCTAAATCTGGGAAAATTAAAGAGGTAGAAAACTTCCCGTTTACCTATATGGAAATAGGTCACGAACTTAACAGCAAGGATGTTTATCTCTGGTCGTTAAATAACGCTAACTTTAAGAAATACGGAGTTCACGAAAATTCTCCTTTAACAATAGAAAACATGGCAAGCATGATGAGAGATAAAAAATCTCCATTCCACGGCTATGGAAACTTGGCATTGTCTGATGTTCGTGGAAGAATTGAAATGCCTGTTCTTGATGACAAAGCAAATATTATTGAAAAAGGAAGAGTTTCTATTGGTGTGCTTGCTGGTGCGGAAGGAAAAGTTACATTGCCACAGTTCCGTCTTCTTAAGGAAAACATCATTACAAAGTTAGGAATTCCTGGACTTTCAGAAAAGGATTTTGACTTCTGGCTTTATACTGCCGACAGAGAGATTCGCTCCCAGTTTGGTTTAAGTGAAAAGGATAAGGGAGGAATTAAATTCCAGCCTAGGGAGGACAATCAAGGAAGTGCTTGGTATAACAAAGCAGAAAAGATTGGCACACAGTCTAGCAATATAAAGTTGCTTCTTGAAGGTATGGCTTCTGGAAGAATCCTTCGCACAAGTTCCTACAAGGGGCTTGGATTAGAAGACGCTAACCTCATTGCTCACACTCCAGACACAGCCAAGATTGGTCAAGTAACGGCTAGAGATAAGGCTTTGGCTGACTTGCAGGGTGGCATTTTCTATGCTATTGCTAACGGAAAGAAAGTCTGGGCGAGCAACTTTGCTGGAGATGGTGAAACAAACATCTTAGTTCAATATGCTAACGACCAACTTAAAACTAACCCAAATAAGAAAACCTACATCTTACTGGTGAAACCTAGTAGCGGTGACAATAGCAAGATATTTGCTTCTGTTGATGGTGCTAGAGGAGTGTCTAACATCTTTAAGCACCTTAATGACTCTAAGGTTATGACAGACCTAAAATATGTTGAGGCATTAAAGAAGTCTGCCGAAACGAAATTAGGAATACAAGGCCTTGAAGGTCTTGGAAAGGAAGAATTATACGCAAGAATTGACGATGCTCTTCTTAATTCTAAGTCTAATGAAATAGGATTTGACCAAAGGCGTGAATTCACAAGAGAGATTGCAAGGCAACTTGATAAGGCTGGTGCGTTTGATTCTAAGAAAAGCAAAAATGCTCTTGTTAAATCTTTCCACAAGGGCTTTGAAAGAGGATTCTCTATCGTTGAAATGGAGCGTGTGTTTGGAAACTTAATGGCTGAGGATGTTATCAAGGATGTTCCAGCGGGTCATGTATATGGTGCTTTAGAAATCACAAGCCCTCTTAAGGAAACGCCAGACAGCGGTCACAGAGGTTATGATGCCAGCATCGAGCAAGAAAGCGGAGAACCAGCGAGGTTAATCATGTTCGATAAAACAGCCCATGTAACCGAAATGGTTAACAAAAAAAGCGGAAAAGAAATTTCAATTCATAAGGCTGGAGAAGGCTCGTATCATTCTCATGTCGGAGGTCAGATTCCGTATCAAGAGGTAAAGGGTAAATCTAGGATGCCATTCCAACCCTCTGAGGGCTTCAGCACATTCACATCAGAGCGTACTCCTACAGGCGTGTTGCTCAAGAATGCCGCTGGCTATGTCATCTCCAGAGTCGGCTCCAAGTACAGGGTATACAATCCCTACAAGGCTGTCATCGGGGTCTACGACAACGAGGAGCAAGCCAAGAACCGCATCTACAAGGAGGAGCCTAGACGATGAATGTCGATGACCCTACCCTCCAGTCTGTCGTGGAGGAGTTCAAGCGGACTGGCTGGGTGATGGCTATCCTAGGAATGCTAGGGATGATTGCCCGTCTGATACTGACCAACGAGAAGTTCGTCTTGGCTATCTGGACTAGGAAGGCTATTGCTGGCGGTATCGTTGGGGTGTTGTGCTACTTCGGACTGTACGAGGCTGACATAGCCCCGCTGTATCGTAGCGTAATCATTGCTATCGCTGGTAGCATTGCCCCCGAACTGTTTGACATCATCAGAAAGAAATTTATAAAAACAGTAAAGGAATAATCATGCTGAATTATACACCATATTTTAATCGTCCCAACTCAAGCCCCAACTTACTTCAAACAGGATTAATGAAGGCAAAAGATTCTTACTTTGGAAGGTATAATGTTCAAATGCCTAATGTTATATCATTTGATGGAGTTGAGCATCCTTGGCAAGTGCCAGAACTTTTAAGTAGCGTAGAATCATTTAGAAAATTAAACCCAGAACTAGGAACATCAGAAGCCCAAGAGTATTATGAAAATTCTGCTCTTGGTTCTGCATTGTTAAAACTAGGAAAGCGTCAGCCTTTTTATGAATCGTATGTTGGTGATAATTTGCTTTATGATGATGAGGCTGACCAACAAATGAACTTTAAAGATGCATTAATGACTGACTATAAAGATTTAGGATTAAAAAGCGTTGATGATTACGATGCTATTCCAGAACAATATAAGTCATATCTTATTGCTCAAAGAATGAGAAACTTAAATTCTCGCAGTTTTGGGTCATTGAGGGATTATGCGACAAGTCTTTACAATGAGAAGGGTAGAGAAGAAGCAAAGAAATGGGAGTACAAACCAGAGGTACTAAAAGATTTGCCATCTCCAGTTTCTAGAGAGTTTTCAAATCCAAACGCATCTAAACAAAAGATTGATACAAGCGTTTCCTTGGAAAAACAAACTCCAACTTCTGATGTTCCTTGGGGAACTAAACATCCATTAAGACTGATGTGGATTAATGAAAATATAACTAAGTTAAGTAAGGAAGATTTCAATACTGGTCTTGATAAGTTGGATTCAATGTATGGAACAAAAGATAATGAATAGTTTACAAACCATAGCAATATTATTTATCTTTGTAACCTTAGTAGGATGTCAGACTGTTGAGGAGGCTGTGGTAATCCCATTCACAAATGAAGAGAAAGACAAGTACATCCAGAAAGTCGAGGCAATCGTCTCAGAGTCCGCTTCTGCGATTGTTGCTGTCGTTCCTTCCCTCCCTGTTGGGATTGCTAGGGATATCATCGAGTCCCAAGGAACGAGGCTCTCAGGGGTCTCCAAGCCCTCAGTCGAGTCAGTCGGACGATACGCTCGGATGGTTAAAGAAAACGACTCCAAGGCCGTCCAGAAGGACAAGGAAGAGGCGTTGAAGGTCGATGAGCAGACCTCTGTCCTGTGGGAGATGGTCTTGGATAGGGATAGAGAACTAGATGCGGCTAAGGCAGAGCGTGACTTGGCTGTCGAGGAGCGTAAGCGTGAACTCAAGGACAAGATTCTTTGGGCGTTGTCCTGCTTGGGCATGGCAGTATCTACAGGCGGCTTGCTAGTAATAGCCTTCACACCTTTCAAGTGGCGTGGTGCTATCCTAGTTGCTGGCGGTGGTCTAGCAGTAGCCTCCGTCTGGGTTCTGGATTCAGTTTGGTTCCAGTATGTACTCCAGACTATCGTTGTCTTGGTGGTCTTAGACTTACTTTGGATGGCAATCCGCTGGCAACTTTCAAGAAGAAGTAAGGCACGGGTCGAACCCCAGACCTAATTCTGGTTCTGAATAACTTGCGTTGGATTAGGTTCTTATCCAGCAGACGCTTCAGAAGTTTGTCGGTTGTGACTTGGGACTTCTTAAACAAGGCACAGACCTGCTGACGGGTGAGCCAGCCCTTGGGGATAACATCTAGGTCACCCTGCTGGGACAGCATCTGGAGTTCCTTGAACTTCTTACTGTTCATCGTCTTCCCAGATAGAAGGAGGAACGAAGTCAACGAACAGCGGAGTACGCTTGCCGACATAGGTATCAGCGATATTAAACTGAACATACTCCTCAGCCGTCTCGATGTCCATCATGTCTTTCTTCATTAGTTCGTCTACGATTAAGTTCGTAGAGTACACGCATACGATTTCACCTTGCGAGCGAGCCAGCCCTACAAAGGCATAAGAAAGCCCGTCAGCGATTAGGATATCCTCGTCAACTAGGACTAGGAATTCCTTAAGTTGTTTGTCTGTTCTTGCCATTAGATGTCGGTGTGAGAGTAAACCCACTTCTTGCCTACCTTGTGGGCTTGCCAAATCTTCCAGTTGTTACCTTCGACATAGCCATAGAGCCAGCCCGTAGCCCACTTGCTGGTAGCAAAGCGATTCTGTGCATATGACATTTCATCTTTGAGGCAGAGGCAACCTCCCGTGAAGCCTACGCAACCGCCCCAGCGTTGAGCCGTGACCATCTGCATAGAGTGAATGTGACCAATGATGACAGCACCGCCTCTGTCAGCATAATGGATAGCGTGTTCCTCGACAGCGTTCTTTCCGCACTTGTAGCCGTGACAGGCACGGACTTTGCCTAGGGTGTACACGCCTTTGTCAGCGTGATAGGGAATAATCTTCTTGCACCCGTTGGCTCGGAGTACAGTCTTGATGTCGTCCAGCGTTTCTTGAATCAGTTCCTGCTTGCGACCTGTGTTGTTCTCCACGCCTTCGTACAATCTGTATTCGTGGTTGCCCATCATAAATACAGTAGGTTTATAGTTCTCTACAAACCAGTTTCCCCAATGGATGTCATCCTTCAAAGACTGATTCTTTTCTTCAGCGTCAGCGGACTTGCGGTACGGACGGATGTCGTAGCAGTCCCCTCCGTGGATACGCACATCTGGTTTAAAGTCTTTGCAAAAAGCAAACAGGGCTTCAGCCGCCTTCTTGTCTACCTTATCTCCGTGGTTGTCGGAGGCATATACGAACTTGATTCGTTTAGGTTTGCTCATTGGAAATATCGAAGGTGTCGTTACGCAAGACCTTGAACTGGTCGGTACGCATATGACGGATAACCCCGTCTTTCTCAAATACAATAGCAAAGATATCGTTAGACCAAGTACCCCCGTCACGAACATACATCAGCCAGCCGTAGCCGATGTCGGTGCTGACTGGGATAGGGTTTCTGAATTCGTGAATCATTTGGTGCAGGTCTTGCCCCATTTAGGTTTGCCGTTAGTCAAGTCCTTCCAGTCATCGTGAGCCTTGATGAGTTCTTCGTGAGCCCCGCCATTGAGCATAACGACCATAGCCTCTTTGCTTAGGATAGCCCCCGCTTTGCGTAGAGCCTCGTTCTTGGAACACAACTCAGCGTACCTGTCCCGCAGACGATTAAGACTGTTTTCTAAATCTTGCGTCTCCTCGCTCACGACTGGCCTCCCTTCGTAGCCTTACGCCATTCAATCACAGCAGGGTCAGTTTCCAAAGCATAGGGAGACTCACAAACAGCATCCCCCGCCTTGGTCAGCCGCTCGACCTCGGCCTTGAGGCGGGTGTTCTCGGCTTTGAGTTCACCGATGCGGGTCATCATACTAGCCTCAAGAGATACCTTGCTCACAGCCTGTTCTCCTTTCGCAGGTTCTCAAGGTCTTCAAGGCAACGCAACCATCTTGCGTGGTCGGTCTGAGCCTCGATACGCCAGTACAGGGCTTCGTGCTTGAGACGCTCGTTGTCTTTACGCAGAGTCTCCATGTCCTCAGCAAGCCCCTTCAGTTCATCGTAGAACTTTTTGGTTTCGCTTGGCTCGTAGGGCTCGTTCATCGGTTGCGTATTTGTATTCCTTGTTGTCATAGTGATTAGACTTCTCAAGGGTTTTGATAAAAGACTCTAGGTCTTTGTCGCTTAAACTCTGCATAGACTTGCGGTCAGAAGACTCGTACTCCGTGATTAGCGAAGGCAGGTTATGTTTAGCCTTCATCTTTGCTAGAGAATTATGGCGTACATTGAACTCTGCCCCCGCTTGCTTGGCTGTCAAGCCACGGGCTAGGGCGATGCGATAGATTTCCTTGAGGGTCATCGGGACAAGCGGAACTTGCGAGCGTCCATCCAGCCTTGCCTCCCAGCACCAGAATTAGAACTGGAATACAGGATGTCTCCGTTCTCTTCCAGCATCTTGATGTAGTTCTTGGCTTCAGCGAGGTCGCTGAGAACCTTAGCCACATCTGGCTGAGTGAGTTTAGATACTAATTCCTTTACTTCCAGCCCTAGGATAAGGGCGGCGGCTCGCTCTGAGTTCCTACGAGGGTCGTACCCAGACTGGCTAGGCACGAACCCCTTGGCTTGGTCGATGATTTTTTCTGCTTGAGACATAGAGAGAGTTACGAACTTGCTCGTCGGGCGTTTCTTCTGAGCAATAATAGCGTGACGAAGGTAGGTGATTCCCTCTGTCTTAGGTTCTGGATTAGCCATCAGCCTGTTCGGTATTGAACAGGGCGAGGACATCCTCACGATTGAACCGCTTCATCTTGCCATTGATGATGAGGTTGAAATAGACTTGACGATGAATCGGGCAGGGCTTGAGGAGACGGGCAACAGAACCATCGGACAGGAAGATGTACGAGGTGTCTTGGTGCTTGATATAGGTGTTGGACATATGTTTTATGGGTTAGGATTAGAAGGGGTTGTCCTCGCTAGACGAGGGGGTTGAGCCTTGGGAAGCGTTCCAGAGACGGACAGCCTCAGCCTTGGTAGCCAAGTCCTTGGCAGAAGGATTAGGATTGTCGCCATAGGGCTTGGGTTGCCACTTGGTGGCGAAGTACTTGAGGTCACCGAACTTAACGGCTCGGTCAGATTCCTCAAGCGGGAGGCTGGACAGGGGCTGACCCTTGCGGTCACCGAACGGGGTCAGAACGACACCGCCAGTAGCAGGGGTAGCAGGAGCGTAACTAGCCTTGGCAACAGGTGTGACGGGCGTAGAGGGCTTGTAAGCGGGCTTGGCTTGCGTCTTGGCAACTCGGTCAGATTCTCCATCGTCATCCTCCGTAGCCACGCCAGCCAAAGAAGCCAGAGCATAGCGTCGAAGATAAGTTACGATTGCACCAGCGTGTTGACCTAGCATACCCTTGTCGCAGGGGATGAGGCACTTCTCTTCCAGCATAGCACCAGATTCGTGAAGGATAATAGTCTTGATACCGACAGCCTCGTAGTCCCCAGAGGGGAGTTGGAGGACAGTCAAGCCGTGCTTCTTGAGCAGGGGCTTGAGATACTTCAAGTGGCTGGAGAGGTCAGCAAACTTGGACTTGAAATGCGGGTTGTAATCGTTGGCAAGGATGTCTTCGGTTTCAGCGATGAAGCCAATGAGAGCCTTGTTGATTGCGACCTGCTGTTCGGGCGTGTTGGGATTATGCATAGGGAAATTTGGTGATAGAAGTTCTGGGTGTGCCTTGATTAGCCTGTCAGAGAAGCCTGTGTATCTCATTTGTTCTTGTCAACTTCTTTCTGTAAGACAGCCCGAATAAAATCTGAACGGGTTGAGTATTTATTTCTTGACACGCTGTTAATGCCGTCCAGCAGACGCTTTGTTACACGGACAGTTAGCATAAGTTCTTGGTTGAGTTTGTTGGGTTTCATCGGGAAAGAATGTGGTTGGCTCTGCGGAGAATAGAGACCCGCTTGGTATCAATGTAAGGACAATCTAGATTAAAACGATACGACCTAGCACCAGAGAAACCAAGATTCCAAGCCATATATAGGCTAATAGGTGTAGGATTGTGACCTAATTTATTCATCTGCTCTTCTAGGATTAACATATAAGCCTTAGCAATCATGCGAGATTTCAATGGGTCAAACATAGTATTTTTATTCCACCCCATACCAATAGGACGAAAATCATTTCCTGTCTTGCGGTAAAGGGTAGACAATGATTCATGTACAGCCGCCTTGTGCATCTGCCAAGCACCAAGAGCCTTGCCTCCATCGCCAACGGCTTCGTGGTCGTAATTAGATTCGATGATGGCGAACTTGTCCACTAATTCATCAGTCACGATAGATTTTGCGTTGAGGCAGGAACAACCAATTAGCAGAGCAAGTAAGCGTTTCATTGGAAATCGAGGAAAAGAGAAATGGTATTACAAGTCAACAAGATTATGAGCAACCAACGATTTTGAAATAGTCTTTCAATCTGCGGATAAAGGCAACACCCGTTTCCTTGTCCTTGTTCTCGAAACGCTCCAGCAGGGTCGTGCCATTAAAGTTCGTGCTGATGATGGTAGTCCTGCGGTTGACAGTACGCTCGTCAATGATAGCGAAGAGGTCAGAAGCCATGCGGGAGGTCAAACGCTCCTTGCCCAAGTCATCGATGACTAGCAACGGGTGTTCGATTAGGCTATCAAGCATCGTGCCGTGTTTCTTAGTGTCGAAGCCTTGTTCAATCATAGATTCGATTTTACGCATCGTAAGGAATAGGTATGGCATATTGATATCCATCTCAGCCTTCTCGACCCACATCCTGCGAACGATTTCCCAGAGGGCTCGGGTCTTTCCAACGCCTGTAGTCCCGTGAATCAGCAATCCAGTCTTATCTCCTTCTGGTCGCCAATCGATGTTCTCTTGAATCTTTTCGTGCAATCTGGAGATTTCTGTATCTTGGAAAACTGCTGGCATCTGCGTAGGATGCTTAGGCTTTGCCAGCCCGTCATCCTTGACCCTAGACAAGTCTAGGTGGTCACGACAGAGGTGGTAACGAACAAGCCTGTTCTCTTGATTAACGAAGAGGGCTCCCTTGCGTCCGCAATGACAGGCGATGTCGCTCATTAGAGTTTGATGTTCTGGTCTAGGGTCTGCCAGCCTTCTCCCTCGACATAGGCACGAATGCTGATGCTAACGGAGCCGTCACGGAACTGAGCATTAACAGTATAAGAATTATTCTCAATGCTCATGTTGCCTTCGCTGATACGCATCGTGTCACCCCAATCTTCAATGAAGTTCACGATGATGTTCTCAGCCCAAGCACCAAAGCCTAGGCGGTTTACCTGCGTCTTGATATGTTCTTCTTGGGTCATATGCGTCAGAATGAGTCGTGGTCTTTGGATGTCAAGGTCTTTGTATTACCACCTACAGACCTAGCAGGTTCAAAGAGACCCTGCCAGCCGTTGAGGATGGACTGCTCGATGGCGATGATGGACTTCTGCTCACCCCACTTTGCGAACTCCTTCCATTGGGCGTTGATGGTAGACTCCTTGATGGGCTTCTTGATTTCCTTTCGGTAGTTAATCCAAGACAGCCAAGCCTTGCTGAATTCATCTGATTCAAAAGGAAGTTTAACAGTCCAAGACACTTGAGCCTTTGTATCTTTATACTCTTTATTATCTTCTTTGTTATATGTAGGCAATTTTTTGCCGCCCCCCACGGCAATTTTTTGCCGCCCCCCGTGGCAATCTGTTGCCGCCCCAAGTTCCTTTACAGGTTCAGACTTAGTGACACAGGCACTAGCAAAGGCATTATCCAAAGCAATCTTTTCTACAGTTCGGATTACCCTGCGTCCGTTCACCTGCTCCCTGCGGATAAGGCAAGCGTCCGTGAGTTCCCCTAGGATGTTGCGAATTTGCCTCTCCTCTAGCCCAAGGTGACGAGATAGGTATGCGTTTGAGGCAAAGCACCCATCATCCCCGTCAAGAGCCTCCACGACCCCGTAGACCACCTTTGCCGTGAGGCTGATGGTCGTGAGTTGGAAGACTCCAGAGGGAATCCAAACTCCCGTGAACTTCGGTTCGCTCATCTTAGGACAGAACGACTTCAGCGTCAGAGTACGCAGGGAAGACCTTCGTAGCCGTGCAGACACCGAATCGGTTCACAGCGTCAAACCAGAGGTCAGCCGTGTAGGTCAGCCAGCCATCAGAGACTGAGTAAACACCGACAGCATACGGAGGCTTCTTCTCCACAGCGATAAAATAGAACTTAGTGAACTTCTTACCAGCGTTCTGAATCAGCCAAGGGTACTGCACATTCTGGATGTCGTATCGGAAATCATAAATCGCTTTCTTGAATCCGCTAGGGCTGGCATCCTCACACGACTTGTAATCTAAGATAAAGCCGTCCTCTTGGCAGTACGCATCAATGCGTCCCTTGAGGCGAACATCGTCCTCCAGCGTCTGGAGCGTACCGAAGACAGCGAGTTCCCTGTCAGTCGTGAGGTTATGCAGTTTACGAGCCAGAGGGTGAGCCAATACAGACTCACGCATAGCCATAATCTTGGCTTCTTCTTCCGTATCGATGACCGCCTTGCCAGCGTTGTCGATAGCAAAGGTCTCGTTGTACGCCTTACCCTCCTTAGTCCTGCCGTCCATCTTCTGCTTCACAGCATAGAACTCCCGAGGATTATCCTGCAACATCACAGCATGAAACGCAGTTCCGAATTCCATAGCCTTGGTCGTCTCTCTGACTTCCTGTTGCGAAGCGAGAAAGTGGGCGGGAGACTTAGTAATGAAGTCCTTCAGAGCAGACTGCGAAAGCCCGTGGGCTTCTCGATACGACTTCTCTTTGAGGTCAGCGATGATGCTAGCGTCCTTGCCAGCAGGGATTTGGTCAATGAATGTTTTCATGCACGACCAGCCTGTGCTGTGTATCACAAGCCGTCAAGCCTTCTTTCGTTTTTCTCTAGCCTTTTTATTACGCTTTAAACGCTTCTCTTCGTCTGTGAGGTGAGTAGGGTGGAACTCATCCCGAGGATTTGCCGAATGCTTGCCCCAATATTCTAGAATCTTGTCCAGAAAATAGAACTTGCTTTTGTCTCGCTTGGCTCTCCTAGCCAGATTGTGAATCTTGCCTTCGATGCCGTTGCAGTTCCCGCACAGCACCCCACGCACCTTACCCGTCTCATGGTCGTGGTCAAGGCAGGGGACTACCACGGAGAGATTGATGTCGCACAGACAGCACTTGCCGTCCTGCTCCTTGGCAATCTTATTTCTTAAATCGGGAATGTCTTTTACTTTCAGTCTCATCGTAGTCGGGGGAAAACAGAATCCCGATATAACCGATGGCGGTCAATAGGAAATGCCCAAAAACCATAGTTAGGAAAATAATTGCTAGGAATTCCATAAATTTGCTTGATTTATTGTTTTGTATATAATATGTTACAGGGATGGATTACGAATCGTCAGCAGAGCGTTTGCCTACAAACCACACTAAGAAGAACAGCGGGAAGAACCTGCCAGAAGCCAAGATTGCGGAAATCGAGGAACTTCTTAAACAGGGTATGGGTGTGACGGCTGTCTGCGAAAAAGTCAAGGTTTCCAATAACAGCGTTATCGGAATTAAGAAAAGGATGGAGGACACGAACAAATTTGACCACGGGACTTGGAAGCGGAACACCGCTAAGGTGATGTCTGAGATTGTGACCAGAGGCTCGCAGAGGCTTCTCACGGAGATTGATAACATCCCCGTAGGCTCCCTGCCCCTTGCCATCGCCATCATTACGGACAAGGCTATGCAGTTGCAGGACGCTCCCTCTGTCATCGTGGAGCATCGCCTTAAAGTTAGGCACGAAGACATCAACGCCATGATTCGGGGTGACATCATTGATGTCCCAGCGGTTGAAAAAAAGGATTGACATAAGTAATACTAGGTTATGAATACTAAACCCGTTATGTATCAATATCGGTTTAAGAACCTAAACATCAAACACGAAGGGCTTGATTTCTTAGTTAACGGAATCGCTCATTACACAATCGAAGACTACGAAGAGGATGGCAAGCAAGCCGCATTTGAATTAGCGGAACTTTACGATGCTCTTGGCAAGGACGGCTACATCACCTCCCGTGAGGTGCTTGGCTACCTGTCCGACAGCACAGTCGCTACCCTCAACAGGGACAGCCACCTCTGCCGTATCCTTGGCGGGAAAGTTTAACCAAGGTTTCCGTTCCAGCATACAGGCTGGACAGTAACTCACAAAAGGGATTCCGACCTTGAAGGTCATTGTCCCCGTGTCATCACATAGGTCGCAGGACTTCACGACATTTTAGTGATTACGAAAAACTCGTCCCCGTCCTTGACCAAGCGAACCAGATAGCCGTCCTTGATTTTAGTGTTCTTGAAATAGTTCACGGCTTGGTGGAT